AAGTACGGAACGCAGGAAGAACTGCTAAACGCAACAAACGAAAAGCTAAGTGGTTATTTAAGTGAACAAAATTAATACAATTTGTTTGTCAAAATGAACATTTGCCGACCATTTGTAAATTATTATGAACCTTTATAAGCCAAATATGAGCCGTTATGAGCCAACTTGAAGATTTGCTATTGATCCAGATCAAAGCCCTTGCATTGCCTATGCCAGAGCAAGAGTACCGATTCGCTGCTGAGCATGTCGGGCTGGGAAAAGGATTGCGGGAACGGTTGGAAGAGGCTGGCCTGAAGAACTGGCGATTCGATTTTGCCTGGGTAGATAAGAAGCTGGCGGTTGAGGTTGAGGGTGGTGCGTGGGTGATGGGAAGGCATAACAGGGGATCGGGCTTTGAGGGCGATCTGGTGAAGTACCATCACGCCATGCGCTTGGGATGGAATGTGTACCGCTGCTCTGGTGCGCTGATTAAGAACGGGCAGGCAGTTGAATTGATAGCCGAACTGTTGCGCGGGTGATTGATTATTCTGCCCAGCCTGCTATACTTGCCTTACACTTTTCCAAGTGTAGCTCCTCTAGCTTTGACGCCTTCTTGCAGGGCGTCTTTTTTTTGGCTAGAGTGAAGCCAATAATCCCCGAATAGATGAAACTTATGGAAACGCGACCAGTTGGTAGGCCAACCAAGTACAAGCCCGAGTATTGCGATGCAGTAATTGCGCACATGAGCGAAGGCGCATCGTTGACAAGTTTTGCCGCTAGCATTGATGTGAGCCGAGCAACAATCAACGTGTGGATGCAAGAATATCCAGAATTTTTAGAAGCCGCCATGACGGCTAAGTCAAAATGCGCTTCATGGTGGGAAGCTGTAGGGCGCAAAAACGCTGTAGAAGGCGGTGGTAATGCCACTTTGGTTGTTTTCGGGCTTAAGAATATGGCTGCTGATGATTGGCGAGATAAGCGGGAAGTGGATCACCAATCGAGCGATGGCACAATGTCGCCCACCAGAATTGAGATAGTTGCTGGTGACAACGGCACAGATTCAGCTACCTAAGCCGCTAATCCCTATCTTTGCGCCTGCCCGTGGCTCTGTGCGTTATCGGGGCGCATTTGGTGGTCGCGGTTCGGGCAAGAGCTTTTCCTTTGCATTGATGGCCGCCATCTGGGGCTATGCCGAGCCGTTGCGGATATTGGCTACGCGTGAGCTGCAAATCAGCATCAAAGAATCTTTTCACGCTGAGGTTAAAAACGCCATCAAAAGCATTCCTTGGTTAGAAGCCCATTACGAGGTTGGCGAATCGTTTATCAGGGGCAAAAACGGCACGGAGTTTATTTTCAAAGGATTACGGCACAATATCTCAGCCATTAAATCAATGGCGCAGATTGATCTGGCGATTATTGAAGAGGCTGAAGATGTGCCAGAGGAAAGCTGGGTAAGTTTTGAGCCAACAATCCGTGCGGAAAAATCAGAAATCTGGTGCGTGTGGAACCCTGGCAGAGATGGCAGCCCTGTCGATGTACGTTTTCGCAAAAAGAAACCCGCTGATGCGCTGATTGCTGAACTGCAATACTGGGATAACCCATGGTTTCCCGAAACGCTGGAGAAGCAACGACAGCGCGATCAAGGGCTATACGATCCTGCTACCTATGCCCATGTGTGGGAAGGCGCGTATCTCAGCAACAGCAATGCGCAGATTCTGGCGAACAAGGTAGAAGTATCAGAATTTGAGCCTAGCAAAGATTGGCACGGGCCATTCCATGCTATTGACTTTGGTTTTGCGCAAGACCCCACGGCAGCCGTGAAATGCTGGATATACAATAACCGCCTATACATCGAGGCCGAGGCCGGTAGAGTAGGGCTTGAGATTGATGAAACCGCCGAGTACCTAAAGCGCAAGATACCCGGCATTGAAAACCACGCAATCAGGGCAGATTCGGCGCGGCCTGAATCAATCAGCTATTTGCGCCGCCACGGATTAGGTAGAATTGAGGCTGTCGAGAAATGGAAAGGCTCGGTTGAGGATGGCATCGCGCATTTGCGCAGTTATGAGAAAATCATTATCCATCCGCGCTGTAGCGAAACCATCAAGGAAACGCGGCTTTATTCGTACAAGGTAGATAAGCTCACAGGTGATATACTGCCGCAAATAGTCGATGCCAATAACCACTACATTGACGCATTGCGATACGCCCTTGCGCCATTGATTAAGCAAAAACCCCAAGTATTTATAGGCCGCGCATGATATTAAAAACTGTCGCCGATCTGCCGCAAGAGCGCCCCTACCTGATTGTGTCATTTGCAACAGAGGGTAGCGAGTACGTGGCATGCTGCGAAAAGCAAGCAGAGCTATTCCAGCACGGTTACAGAGCGTACCTATTGCCATCCAAAGGCGCATGGGATAAAAACACCAAGCTAAAGCCGCAGGTTATTTATACCGCGCTGCGATCTGCCGAATGGGTACTGTGGATTGATGCCGATTGCACGATTAACCCGCCCGATAATTTACCTTCAGGCACTTTTGACATTGGCGTGATTGATAACATTCACCCCGAGCATGCAGCGGCTATATCAGCGGGGTTTATCCTGTTCAGGCGTTCCCGCCAAACCTTCGACTTTATGCGGGCATGGCTTAGGCGTTGCCAATACAGTAGGCGCGATCACGGGGCTTTCCTTTATGCGCTATCAAAAAAGCTGGCCAAGGTTGAAAACATCACACCCTGGCTAGAAGGCAGGCATGCAATTAATAACCTGTTGCCAGAGAGTGCAGATTGGCGACCGAATCGCGGCGTGCATTACGGGTGAGGGCTATCATCATCTGCGCAGGCGAGGCAAAACGCTGGGCAAACCATCTGGGCGTGCCAAAGCATCTCGTGCCGGTTGATGGCGAGCCAATCCTAAACCGCACAGTGAAGCTGCTAGAACAAAACGGGGTGGCTGATATTCACATTGTCAGCAAAGATGATCCGCGCTATGACGTAGATGGTGCAGAGCAATATATCCCTGAGCTGAATTATGCTGAGCATGCCGATGCCGACAAATTCCTGTCATCAAAAGCCCTATGGAATCGTGAAGGGCGCACGGTTGTTTTTTATGGGGATGTGTACTTTACCCAAGCAGCAATAACCGTCATTTGCCATTATGCAAAAACCGAATGGACGTTATTCTGCCGCCCGAACAAATCAAGCTACACAGGCTCACCTTGGGGTGAGTGTTTTGCGCAATCCTTTTACCCGCACGATATACCCAAGCATGAAACCGCCTTACATCGTATCGCTAGGCTATACAAGCGGGGCGTGATTAACCGCTGTGGCGGGTGGGAGCATTACCGCGCAATGATTGGTTTGCCCGATAACAAGATTAGAAGTAAGATATTCAAGCGTAACTTTGTCGAGATCGATGATTTTACCGATGATTTCGATTATCCTGAAGATTACGAACGCTTTTTAGCGAGAAAGGCAGCCTATGAAATTCTGGAAACGCACTAAGCAAATTATCACAAAGGCTGTGCCGATTGGATTAGCACCGGATTGGCTAACAGATCGGGCTTTCTGGTCGCCATGGGATGCCGAAGCCGCTATGCGGGAAGGCTATAAATCCGTTGCATGGGTTTATGCCGCTGTAAAGCTAAGGGCAAACGCTGTTGCCTCAGTGCCGCTTAAAGTTGAGCTGAATCAAGGCGGCGAATGGGTAGAAACGACAACCCATCCCCTTGCCCGCTTGTTAAATTCTCCTAATACCGACCTCGACAAAAACGAAATGATGCGCATATTGGTGACGCATCTTGATTTAGCAGGAAATGGTTATTGGCTGAAAACCCGCGCAGGCAATGGCATGCCGGTTGAGCTGTGGCCGATGTTGCCGCAGTTTGTGCGTGTAGTGCCAGGGCGCGAGCGTTTAATTCGAGCTTATGAGTACACCCAGCACGGCGTCCAAACCTACCCTGCCGATGATATGATGCACGCTGCCTACACCAACCCCGAGAATTTGTACTACGGCCTTTCCCCGTTGCAAGCCGCTGGAAAAGCGGTTGATATTGATAACGCGGCGGCAAGCTGGCAGAAAGTCAGTATGCAAAACCGTGGCGTGCCTGATGGCATCTTCTCATTCGATGCTGATATGACCTATGACCAATGGCAGGAAGCCCGCGCAATGGTAAGGGAAGAGTACACCGGCATGGGCAGTAACCGAGCCCCGTGGGTATTGAGCAAGGCCAAGTATCAACAGTTAGCCATGAGTCCGGTTGAAATGGATTACATGGAAACCCGCAAGCATTCCATGCAGCAAATCTGTGCTGTGTATGGCGTACCCACTGAAATGATTAACGGGCTGGGCGATGCCAACCGCGCATCAAGCGAAACCGTCCGTAAATCGTTTTGGATTGATACTGTTACGCCCCTGCTGATTGAGCTGGAAGGCAGCCTTAACATTGGCCTTGCCCGTGATTTCGGCACGGCCGATCAGATTCGTATCAGATTTGATACATCCAGCGTCCCTGCTTTGCAGGAAAACTACACCGAGAAAGTCACTAACGCCAAAGCATTATGGTCAATGGGCGTGCCCTTTAACGCAATAAACGAAAAGCTGGAATTGGGTTTTGATGAAATCGAAGGCGGCCAAACTGGTTACATCCCCAGCGGCGTGATTCCAGCAAGTATCGATTTTGATTCAATGCCAGCAAACGCATCAGAGGCTTATGGCGAACCGTCAAGCTAGGCTGCAAGAGCTGATGATTTCGCGCTTAGCCGTCAAGCACGAGCGCAGATTACGCAGCACCATCGGTAAGGCAATGGCAAAGGCTGCCCGTAACCTAAGCGATCCCCTTATGTTGGAATCGTTAGAACACGAGCACCGCATTGCTGTGGAAAAGAATCTGCAAAACTTGTGGAAAGATAGCGTTGATTCGATGTATTCATTCCTGTTTGAAGAAGAACAGGTCAAGCAGATACGCGCAGGCTTTGCCCCTACCGTTACCGCTAACGCTGTCGCTGGTGATTTCTTGCGGCAATATGGCGGCCAGAAGGTTACTCAGGTAGCGCATACAACCATTGGCGATATTAAGAGGGTTATCCGTCAAGGCATCGATGAAGGTTGGTCCGAAAAGGAAACCGCTACGCAGTTGCTATCCGTAGCGCCTACCAAATCAGCAAGCCGTGCCCAAACGATAGCTAGAACCGAAACCCATTCAGCCGCGCAATTCGCCGCCCAGCAAACCGCAGAGCTTGCCGAAATTCCAATGATGAAGCAGTGGATCGCATCAGGAACGGAATCAACCCGCGATACGCATGCTGAGGCAGATGGCCAGATTGTGGGATTAAATGAGGCGTTTAGCGTTGGTGCTGATTCGTTGATGTACCCTGGTGATCCTGCTGGAAGCCCTGAGGAAACTATCAACTGCCGCTGCGTGGTAGCCTATATCTTACAAGATGATATTCAACCACAAATTCCGCTTGTCGATCAGATGCCAGCCGATGAACAAGTGCCAGCATTTGATTCTGGAGCTGGGGATGAAGTGAATAAACTGTGGGCCGGATCGCCTGAAATGACAAGAATGGCAGGCGCTATAGGCGAAGTGCCTAGCGAAATTGTAGTTGGAACTAAAGGCGCATATTATCCATATAAGAAATCTTTATACACCAAGGCAAATACTGCAACATTTACGCATGAATATGGGCATTTTGTTGATTTTGTAGCAAACGGAAAAATCAATGGAGATTCTACCGTGCCTCTTTCTTTTAGCAGAAACTTGCATACTGCCTTGATTGCTGATGCAAAAAAAGCCAAACTACTAGGTGCAGT